AGATATAAATTGTGAGCGAATCAAGTTAGGCAAGACTTTATATGACATGGGTATGCGGGTCGCAGCAGTTAGTCTGATGTGTCAGGACTATCGCGTATGGTCAAGCATGATGAGCGCAGGAACCCCGTGTCCTTATGATGGAAAGATTGGTGATGAAGCAAAAGCTCTTTGGGAGGCAAATCCTGATCGAATCCCAGAGCCAGACCGGAGGGTAAGATGAAAAAATATCTATTGCCTCTGATCCTTCCTACTGCAACGTTCGGAGATAACTTGTCTCCAGAGGGTATGACGCAGGTAATGTCGGGCGTGGATGACAAGGCCGTCAGCATAGAAATGGGACATACGTTTCCTTGGCTAGATCAAGTTTTTACTCATGCGTGGATGAGCACAAACGGCTTTGTGCTTATGTACAACCCTACTACCGGAATAGGTAAACAGACCGCTCCGCTGTATGGATATTGCTGTGATGGCTACACTCATGCCACTGGAATGCCGACTTACATGCCACGAGATTATGGCTTGGGTAGTTTTTCTTACATGCTTGCGCCATTGTGGACTGATCTTGATGATACTAGCAATAATGCTAACGCAGGGTATTTTTATAAAACTAATGCCGACTCAACCAGTTTTTTGTGGAACAAGGTTAGAGAATATGCCACCACAAACGAAAATACTTTTGGATTAACGCTAGATCGTACAGGTGGATTTAAGTTTGAGTATCAAGATGTCAATGTGAGCTTTCATCACAAAGCATTTGTCGGTTGGTATGGTGGCCCTAATTTTCCTAACGGAGATGGATACGGTGGTTCTTGGACACAAGAGTGGGAAATGAATGGTTTTACCACCAATGACGTTCAGAACTATGGCGGTAACACAGCTTTTGAGTTAAACAACGGCGTGGCTAGTTTGATAATGTCTGCAAGTACCTTAAACCAACAACAAGGCGGTGGTGGTGGAGAAGCAGTGTCTGCTCCACCCAGCTATGCGGAACAGGCAGTAGACACTGTGTTTGGTGATTCGGCAGATGATTTTATGCACCTTGACCAACCTGATGCTATGGGCCGACCTCGCGCATTGACACAACTGGCACAACCACAAGTCTATCAAGACGCACCGCAAGAACAGATGTTTGGAGGCCCACAGATAGAAAGCCGGATGCCAACAGGTGAGCCAATTAGACAGGAACAACGTGTAACACTACAGGTCACGGGAGAACCTTCACAAATAGATGAAGTGCGAGAAGCCCGACCTGTAGAAGTTGTAGAAACCGTATCAGAGATAGTCCAGGTTACACGTGAGCCAAGGCCAGAACCTGCTCCAGAGCGTGTCGTTATTAGAGCAGAACCAGTCGTCCGAGAGGCACAAGTAGTAGAGGCACAAGCGGCCCCTGTTGAAGTAGCTGCTGAAACTAGAGCAGAACCGGCGGCTGAAAGAGTGAGTGCTACCGTAAAACCTTCTGTGGATGTGGTAGGTATTGCGTTGAGTTTGTCAGGACAATCTCAGTCATTTGGCTCTAGGACACAGAATATTGCCGTATTTGATGACGCAGGCTCAGAACAGACTGTTGCAGATATGCAGCAGCAAATTGCACAAACCTCAAATAATCAGGCCGAGCAACAACAGACTAATGGCCTTACTCAAGAGGCGTTGGCCCCGCCGAGTCAAATGCAGTTTGAGCAGGATTTTAATGACGCCATAGCTACAGGTCAGTCGATAGGACAGTTCTTGTCTGCTCAACTGCCAGACTTTAGTCGCTTTGATGTTGCTCCTCCAAGTCAAGACGAGCAACGCACAGTACAACAGGCAGAAGCTCAGATACAAAGCATGAGTCAACAGGATATTAACCAGAGTTTAGAAAATGAATTAGAGGAACTTGGAGACACTGGAGGTTTTACTGACCAGAGTTTAGCGGTATTTCTTATATCCAATAATCCAGCATTTAGTCAGTACAATATTGGATTGTCTGACAGACCGCAGTTTTATCCGTCTACGCAGCCCTATCCATCTAACAATATTCAGGCAGATTCTTTGGGTGTGCTGCGTGTGACGGGTAATCAAGGTTATAACAACCTAGTGGAGTTACAGTGGCAGAGGTAGAGTTTGGCGACCTCAAGGTATCTGGAGGCAAACTCCTGCTTGTTATCCCGTTTCTGGGGAGCATAGGGGCTGCATTGTGGGGCGGCTTTGAGTTGTATCAGCGGCTTTTAACAGCCGAAGAGGCAATCGTTTCCTATGTCTCCCCAGATTTTAGCTCTTATGATGAAGAGCTTGCGGTACTGAATACAAAGCTAGATGCGGCAGAAGTATTGATTGAGACAGTAAAAAGAGCGATCGACCAAGATATTGTGGAACTCAGCAACAATATAGACCGACTGCAAGCAGATATAGATATTGTGGAGCGTGTAGCCAGAGATACAGATGATTCGGTTGCGATTGCCACCAGAGAGTTACGAGATGATGTTTATGCTCTTGAAGAGCGTGTGAATGATAGTTTACGAGACATAGACACCGAACTGCGAGAGATGCGAGATGACCTCGAAGAACGCATACAACGCATATTAGATAACCCACTAAACGTCGAGGAATAAATGAAATTAGATCCTGTATTGTTAAAAATGGCATCGAGTTGGTCTGAAAAGGCTTACGAAGATGACGTAAGAGATGCGATCAAGATAGAGAATAAATGGACAAGCGCAACGGCATACATCGCTAAACGCAAAAGCATTGATGTGGTTGCCTTCCGAGGCACTCAACAGAAGTTGGATGTTCTGACAGACATCAATGTAATACCTGTTCCATACGCAGGTCGGTTGTGTCATGGCGGGTTTGTCCTGCAACACGCATCTATATGGGGCGTAATACAGGAACATCTTGATCCGAAGAAGCGCACTTTATTTTGTGGGCATAGCCTTGGTGGTGCGTTGGCAGAGCTATCTGCTGCAAAAATGTACAAAAAGCACAAGAACATAAATCTTGTGACCTTTGGTAAGCCTAATACGTTTTTCAAAGGATTTAAGCGGCCTATGGAATTGGACTATCAGATATCGTGCGTACAGGGCAGTGATATCGTGTCAAGAATACCAAGACTTTGTTATGGCCCCAGTGTAAGCCAGACGATGTTGTATTTTGCTAACAACGGCACAAATGTTGTAAACCCGGGCAAGCTATTCAGGAAGGTAGATCGAGGCGGTCTGAAAGACCGGATATCGGATCACATGATGGCAGGGTATGCAGAGAGACTTGAGCAGTATCTTGAAGAAAGAGAAGATGCTGCGAAGAAAGTTACTGATATACGCAAGCAAGATAAAGAAGATCTGGAGAAAATCGCTGATGAACTGGAAGCTAGTTAGTATTGGAATTTTGGTATGTTTGCCAAGCTGCACCTCTGTTGAACAAGTTATAGCTAATAAAGAGCTATATTGTAGTCAGTTTTATAAGGGTGTACGGGCAGTTGGTAGAGGAGCGTTATCTGCAACCACGGGTGTTGTTGTGCCAGATGTGTGCGACACTATTGATGAGATTGTAGAAGAGGCTAAAGAATGAAGTTAGGTGGACTGTTAAAGTCCCTAGCTCCGACTATAGCCAGTGCAGCAGGTGGGCCAATGGCAGGTATGGCTGTCAAGATGGCAGCACAAAAGCTTGGAATGCCAGATGCCACGGCTAATGAAATAGAGGATTTAATTGAGCGAGAGCCTGAAAAGGCTGCATTGCTCAAAGAAGCGGATAAGGATTTCAAAGATCGTATCCGTGAAATGGAAATAGATCTTGAGTCTTTTAAGACTGAGGTTGAGGATAGAAAAGATGCAAGGACTAAGTTCGCAAGCGATGTTACGCCTAAAATCTTTTGTATTCTTGCGCTTATTTTGTATGGGGCATATGTAATGACCGTCACTATTCTGCCTCACGATCAGAATGACGAGACTATTATTAGCCTTGTCTTAGGTCAGTTGAGCGGTATTTTGGGTACTTGTGCTGCGTTTTTCTATGGCGGTTCAAACGGAAAGGGTTAGCTATGCCAGATCATTATGACAAACCATCTGGTTTACCATCATTTACGCCGGTAGGCTCTTATGAAGGTATTGTACCGTTTAGCGGTGTGTTTGATGCAATTCTGCAAAACTCTGCACAGAGAGCGTTGATGGAAACAGAGGGTATGTATACTGCAGCGGAAGCAGCTTTTGAGACTGCTCAACGTGATTTGCGGGACATACAGATGACTGTTCCTCAAGAACAACAAGCGGAAAAACTAGCCGAGTATCTCAGGAGAACTGGTTACAGTTCAGATATTGTTACGCAAACGCTAGGTATACCAAAAGCAGAAGTAAATGCTGCGTTAATGGCCGGTGGATTTGACGTTACTGGACAGAGATTGCCTGAGGAGGACGTTTTTGCTGACACTACTGGACCCGATCTACCAATGGTTGATTTAGTTCCTGAAGTAGAGGGCGTTGTAACAGATGATCCAAATAAGATATTTAAAGAAAAAGCAGGCGAAGATTTAGATCTCAAAGGAATCATAGACTTAGCGTTTGACGTATTTGGTGCTTATAACAGAGACGCTATAAGCAATGTTGTGGATATAGTAAACCAAAGAGGTATATCTGTAGGTGAAGTAGCACAGGCTACAGGCAACAGTGTTGAGTCTATCAACCAAGCTGCTATTGAATCTGGCACTGCAATAGAAAATCAAGGCACAGGTGAGGTAACGGTAGATGAGGGTCCGGCGATAGGACCACAACCGCCTGTTACCGTAGATGAAGGACCCGTTATTGGTCCTACACAAACACCAACGTCTGATTCTACGCCAGACGATGACCCGCCAAGTGGGATATTTAGTGAGCCAGTAGGAGACGATACTCCGCCATCAGATATTCCAGTGCCAGAGGTTCCAAGGACGCAGCCCTTGCAACAGCCGTTTACTGGTCTATTTGCACAGATATCGCCACGTATTGTTAGTACAACAACAACTGCGCCTAGAGATATTATTAATCCTATGACGTTTGAGCTTACAAATGTTAACGACTACTTATCATCAGGTCTGTTAGGGAGACTTTTATAATGACCTATCTAGATCTAATTAATAACGTCCTGCGCCGGTTGCGTGAGGACACAGTAGATACAGCCAATGCAACTGATTACTCGCATCTAATTGGTGATCTTGTTAATGACGCCAAAAAGATTGTAGAAAACTCATTTGATTGGACTGCGTTGCGGGATGCCATAACTATAAGTACGGCCAGTGGGACAAGCGAATACTCAATAACTGGAAGCGGAGATCAGGCAGTCGTAAAAGATGTAATGAACACAACATCCCAGAAGTTCATGTATCAGCGTAGTAAGTCATACTTTAACAATGTTTACTACAATACGGCTGTTGTTTCTGGATCTCCTGATTACTTTACGTTTATTGGTACAGATACTAATAAAGATCTGAAGATTAAGTTATATCCAGAGCCAAACGCGATATTTGCTTTGAGATTTGACGTTGTTGTGCCACAAGCTGACCTAACTACAGATTCAGATGTGCTTTCTATACCTAGCAATCCTGTAATACAACTTGCTTATGCTATGGCATTAAGGGAAAGAGGCGAAACAGGCGGTCAATCGGCGGCAGAGCAGTTTGCTGTAGCATCTACAGCCCTGTCAGATGCTATTGCTTTTGATGCAAATCGTTATCCTGCGGAGCTAACGTTTCAGGTGATTTAATGGCTCAGAGATTACAAAGCATCACTATCACGGCTCCAGGCTTTGCGGGGATTAACACGCAAGACGCTCCGTTAGCCCAAGATCCTACTTTTGCTTCAGTTGCAGATAACTGCATCATTGACAAGGAAGGTAGAATAGCTGCCCGTAAAGGCTACGAGATGGTGTCATCTAATGGCAGCAGTGTATTGGGTTCTTCTGCTGGCGTAGAGGCTGTACACCAGTTCCGCGATGAGGCAGGAAATACCAAAGTATTTACAGCAGGTAACAACAAGATATTTACTGGGACATCTACACTCGCAGATGCGACCCCGGGATCTTATACCGTAAACGCAAACAACTGGAAGATCGTAAATTTCAACAGTAAGGCGTATTTTTTCCAAAGAGCGCATGAGCCGTTAGTTTATTCAAACAGTGCCGGTGCGGTACAAAAAATGTCAGCCCACACTGGTGCATCTGGCACACCTCCTCAAGCCAACGAGGTTTTGGCTGCATTTGGTCGTTTGTTTGTTGCTGATTTTGCGGCCGATAAATCAACGGTATTTTTTAGTGATGTATTAGACGGCACAGATTGGAACTCTGGATCATCGGGATCAATAGACATATCTAATTTTTGGCCTAATGGCTATGACGAGATAGTAGCTCTAGCGGCACACAACGACTTTCTAGTGATATTTGGACAGGATTCCATATTGCTTTACTCTGGCGCAGAGTCACCTGCCTCTATGACGTTAGCAGATACCATATCAAACATTGGATGTGTGTCTCGTGATTGCGTTGTTTCTACGGGTAAAGACCTGTTGTTTCTTGATAAGTCTGGTATGCGTAGCATTGCAAGGACGATACAGGAGAAGTCTTCACCGATTGGTGACATATCCAAGAATGTAAACAGCGATATAAAAGCCCTTATTGCCTCTGAAACTGGCAACATCAAGACACTTTATAGTGCAAAAGAAGCATTTGTTTTGGTCAACTTTCCTGCGTTGCAGCAGGTATTTGTATTTGATACGCGATTTCCTTTGCAGGATGGGTCGCACAGGGCAACAACATGGACAGCGATTGCGCCGTTGAGTTTTGCCAATCTGGCAGATGATACGATTTACCTAGGGGTGTCTACAGGTCTTGCTCAATATGCAGGTTATGACGATAACAATGCAGCTTATCAACTAAGTTATTTTTCGCATCCTTTGTCGTTTGGCGATAGTTCTGTTTTGAAGTTTCTTAAAAAAATTAATTTGACTACGTTTGATGGAGCAGAAGCTCCTGC